TTGGCGTTTGAGCCCAAGCAGCTGCAAGACTTCAACCCGTTTTACAAGCGAGTGGTTGACTACGTTGATGAGTCTAGGGGCGCAAACCCAGCAATTGAGTTGTTCCCAGAGCAGTGGCGCAAATGGGATGTTTACCGCCAACGGTTGGAGCCCCATGAGTTTGCCCATCCAGACTACAGGTTGTTGCCCAAGCAGTCATGGCAAGAAATGCGCGATGCGCTGGCCGCACACAAGCAGGCAGGGTACACCGGCACCAAGCCGGTGATGAAGGAAGGTGATTGGCGAGAGCTTTACTATGGTGCCGCCACTCCCGCTGCAATGCTTGGCACTGCAGGTCTTGCTGGTGGTGCAATTGCTGCGCGAAACATGTTGGCGCCACAACCGGCGCCAGAGCAGCCAACCAATTACCTGGCTGCGCCGTAACAAATGCAAACCACCATATACAAGTCTGAAGAAGAACAAAAGCTGATGGTTGAGCTTTGGTCACCGGCCATTGCTGATGATCCAGAAGCTTTTGTGCTGTTTGCTTTCCCTTGGGGCCAAAGGAATACGCCGCTAGAGAAATTCAGTGGCCCACGCAAATGGCAGCGCGAAGTGTTGCGAGACATTACCGCGCACATCAAGAAGCAAAAGGGTTTGATTGACTATGACACCATCCGCATGGCCGTGTCATCTGGTCGAGGCATTGGCAAGTCTGCTTTGGTGTCCTGGTTGATTTTGTGGATGTTGACCACCCGCATTGGTGGCAGTGTGGTTGTCTCAGCCAACAGCGAGAACCAGCTGCGCTCAGTTACTTGGGCCGAGTTGACAAAGTGGGCAGCCATGTTGATTAACTCCCACTGGTGGGAGATCTCGGCCACCAAACTGGTGCCCGCGCAGTGGTTAACCGAGCTGGTTGAGCGTGATTTACGCAAAGGCACCCGCTATTGGGCCTGCGAGGGCAAGCTTTGGAGTGCTGAGAACCCCGATTCTTACGCTGGTGTGCACAACCAAGACGGCATGATGCTGATATTTGACGAATCCAGCGGTATCCCCAACCCTATTTGGGAAGTTGGCGCTGGCTTTTTTACTGAAAACACGCCCGACAGGTACTGGTTTGCATTTTCCAACCCACGGCGCAACGAAGGCTACTTTTTTGAGTGTTTTCACGCCAAACGGGACTTTTGGACGTCAAAAATTGTCGATGCCAGGACGGTGGAAGACACCGACAAGTCGATTTATGAGCAGATCATTGCTGAATATGGCGAGGACTCAGCCCAAGCCAAGGTCGAGGTGTATGGCGAGTTCCCTTCAGCTGGTGAAGACCAGTTTATCAGCCCCGTGATTGTGGATGACGCAATGAAAAGGGCAAGGTATAAGGATTTGACGGCACCGATCATTTTGGGAGTTGACCCTGCCCGCGGTGGTGCAGACTCAACGGTGATTGTGGTGAGACAAGGACGCGACCTGGTGGCCATCAAGCGTTACAAGGGCGAGGACACCATGGAAATTGTGGGCAGGGTGATTGACGCCATTGAAGAATACAAGCCAACCCTGACCGTGATTGATGAAGGTGGTTTGGGGTATGGGATACTTGACCGGCTGACTGAGCAAAGGTACAAGGTCCGAGGTGTGAATTTTGGGAACAAGGCCAAGCACTCGCAGGCATTTGGAAATAAGCGAGCAGAAATGTGGAATGACATGCGTAACTGGTTAAAATCTGCTAGTATCCCCACAGATCGGCAGCTGAAGGCTGATTTTACGGGTCCAACGAAGAAACCAAATTCTTCAGGAACGATATTTTTGGAAGGCAAAAAAGAGATGCGAGCAAGAGGTTTAGCTTCACCAGATGCAGCTGATGCGCTCGCAGTGACGTTTGCTTTTCCCGTGGCGCACAGAGAATACAGGGAGCCTGCAATTAGGCAAGCTTCTCAAAGCGCAGTCTCTACAGGATGGATGGGAGCATGAAAAAGAACGTGTCTCTGTCAGTAGGTCGAGGCGAGAAACTGCCAGTTTCCAAGGGCGCAGGCTTGACGGCCAAAGGCCGCGAGAAGTACAACGCTGCAACAGGTTCTAACCTTAAGCCGCCAGCACCCAACCCTAAGACCAAGGCAGACGAAGGCCGCAAGGCTTCATTTTGTGCAAGAATGGGCGCTGTAGCGGCACATGCCAAAGACGGCGAGCGAGCCAAAGCAGCCCTTAAAAGATGGAAGTGTTGATATGGCTACCAAACCTGGACTTTACGCAAATATCCACGCAAAACAGGCGCGTATCAAAGCGGGCTCTGGCGAGAAAATGAACAAGCCTGGCAGCAAGAATGCGCCAACGGCCAAAGACTTTAAAGAGTCAGCTAAAACTGCGAAGAAAAAATAATGGCAAACACCAAACCCATCGGCGTTGCATACGAAGATCAGAACATCATCGGCGCGGATATTGTCAAAGCCACCAACATTGCCACTACTGGCACAATTGGCTATGCGGTTGGCGCTTACGACGTGGTAACCCAGACCAACAACAAGACCACAGCGGTCACGATTAACACGCCTTCTGGTCAGATCATCACGGCCAATGCTCAAATGGCCCCCAGCGCCAATGCGGTGTTTGTGGTCAATTGCAGCACAGTCAGCACCAAAGACGTGGTGGTAATCAGCGTTGCCTCTGGCGGTACTTTGGGGGCATATAACGTGTTCATTGTGGCCGTTAGCAATGGCTCGTTCACGGTAGAAATTAAAAACGTAACCAACAATGCGTACAGTGAAGCTATTCACTTGAACTACGCCATTTTTCACACGGAGACTTAAATGCCACTCGTTAAGTCCAAAACACCCGAAGCCTTCCGCAAAAACATCAAGGCCGAAGTTGCTGCCGGTAAGCCCGTCAAGCAAGCGGTTGCAATTGCTTACGCTGTTAAGCGCGAAGCAGAAAAGAAGAAAAAATGACAGATTACACAGGCATCGCCGCAGCCGGTGCTGTGGCCAACGGCGGCAAAAAGAAGACTGAATCTGGTATTCTGGCGACCGCCCGCGACCGGCTCAACATGGCGATTGGGGCGTTGTCTGAATCCCGTGAAGATGAGATTGACGATTTAAAGTTCTACGCTGGCTCACCTGACAATCGCTGGCAGTGGCCTGCGGACGTGTTGGCCACCCGTGGCTCTGTGCAAGGCCAGACGATCAACGCTAGGCCGTGTCTGACGATCAACAAATTGCCGCAGCACGTAAGGCAGGTGACCAATGACCAAAGACAGAACCGCCCAAGTGGCAAGGTTATTCCAGCCGACGACCACGCAGACATTGAAGTCGCCGAAATTTTCAACGGCATGGTCAGACACATCGAATACATCAGCGATGCTGACGTCGCCTACGATACCGCGTGTGAAAACCAAGTCTCCTACGGCGAAGGTTACATCCGCATCCTGACCGAATACTGCGACGAAAACACGTTTGACCAAGACATCAAGATTGGCCGTGTACGCAACTCATTCAGCGTCTACATGGATCCAACGATCCAAGACCCAACTGGTGCAGATGCCAAGTGGTGCTTCGTTACTGAAGACATCACCAAAGAAGAATACGCGCGGATGTACCCAGACTCTGCGCCCATCACCACTCTGCAAACGCTGGGTGTGGGCGACCAAAATTTGAGCCAGTGGCTCATGGAAGACACTGTTCGCATTGCTGATTACTACTACGTAGACTACGACCGAGCAACGCTTAACCTGTACCCTGGGAACGTGACCGCATTTGAAGGCACCCTAGAGGACAAACAACTGAAAGAAATCTATGGAAAACCTAAAAAATCTCGTGAATCTGATCGTGTCAAAATTAAATACTGCAAGATTAACGGTTATGAAATTCTTGAAGAACGCGATTGGGCGGGGAAATACATCCCCGTAGTTCGCATTGTTGGCAATGAGTTTGAAGTCGATGGCCGCTTGTACGTGTCTGGCCTTGTGCGTAACGCCAAGGATGCCCAGCGCATGTACAACTACTGGGCAAGCCAAGAAGCAGAAATGCTTGCCCTTGCACCGAAAGCGCCGTTCATTGGCTACGGTGGTCAATTTGAAGGGTATGAGAACCAGTGGAAAACAGCCAACACGACCAACTGGCCGTATTTGGAAGTCAACCCAGACGTGACCGACGGCCAAGGTGCGGTGTTGCCGTTGCCGGCACGGGCGCAACCACCAATGGCTTCCAGCGGTTTGCTGCAGGCCAAAGCTGGTGCGTCTGAGGACATCAAAGCGTCTACTGGCCAATACAACGCATCTTTGGGTATGGGAAGCAATGAGCGCAGCGGCAAAGCCATTTTGGCTCGCCAGCGCGAGGGCGACGTGGGCACTTACCACTATGGTGACAACTTGGCCCGTGGTGTGCGGCACATCGTGCGTCAGTTGGTGGACTTGATCCCCAAGGTGTACGACACTCAGCGTGTGGCCCGCATCATCGGCATCGACGGTGAAACCACGATGGTCAAGTTGAACCCTGACCAGCCGGAAGCCGTCCGCAAGATTACCGATCAGAACAACCCTGACATCGTAATCGACAAGATTTACAACCCCAACGTTGGCAAGTACGATGTGGTGGTGGCAACTGGCCCAGGCTACGCGACCAAGCGCCAAGAAGCCTTGGAAGCAATGGCCCAACTGTTGCAGGGCAACCCACAACTGTGGCAAGTGGCCGGTGACCTGTTCGTCAAAAACATGGACTGGCCAGGCGCGCAAGAGATGGCCAAGCGGTTTGCCAAGACCATCGATCCTAAGCTCATGGAAAACGGCGACAAGCCGCCAGAGTTGCAAGCTGCTGAACAACAAATGCAAGCAATGGGCCAAGAGCTTGACCAGTTGCATGAGATGCTTAAAAACGTCGGCAAGTCGATTGAAGCGCAAGAAATGCAACGCAAAGATTTTGAAGCCGAAGTTAAAATGTATGAAGCTGAAACTAAGCGAATTGCTGCGGTGCAGGCTGGCATGACTGAGCAACAGATTCAAGATATTGCGATGGGCGTGGTCGCTGCGGCGATGGAATCGCAAAATATGATGAATGAAATGCCTGAGATGCCCCAGCAAAAAATGATGCCACCTGAAGGCGAGATGATGCCGCCTGAACAACAAATGGGAATGCCACAATGAAAGCTGCTGATTTTTTAGGCTTGCTGTTTTTGGCAAGAGATGTAGCGCACAGCGTTCATTTGAACACCCGTAGCTTTAGCAAGCACAAAGCGCTTAACATTTTTTACGACCGCATTGTTGGTGCGGCGGATGATTTTGCTGAAGCCTATCAAGGCCGTCATGGTTTGATTGGTCCCATCACTTTGCATTCGGCAACCAAGACTTCCAACATCATTGAGTTTTTAGAAAGCTCGTTGGCTGAAATCGAAGGTGCTCGGTATAAGGTTGCAGACAAAACAGATTCGTCATTGCAACAGCTTATCGATAACATCGTTGAGATTTATCTTCGCACCATCTACAAACTCAAATACTTGGCATAAGGACACATCATGGCAAATTTTGCACAAATCACAGCGACCGCCAACATCAAGCCTATGGGCGGCAAGCTCAAAGGTATTTTTGTCAGCGCGGCTTCATCCACGCCAACTATCACGGTTTATGACTCTGCGGCTGCGACCACAACTCGGACTGTCCTGAGTGTGTTCACACCTACCGCTGCAACCTCGTATGTGTTTCCTCTTGATGGTATTTACGTCAATAGTGGCATTTACGTGGTAATTTCAGGTACAGTGTCAGCAACGATCATTTTCGAATAATCAAAACCCGTACTGGTGCGGATCACCAGGGAGTCTTAGGATTCAAAAATGACTGAAGAAGTCCAACAACCCTTAGCGGAAGTAGACTCCGCGCCCGCAGCAGAAGTGACGGCCACTCCTGAAGCACAAGTAAATGCGCCGGAAGTCGCTGAAGAAGCA